ATGAAAACGGCACAGCGCGCGGCCCGCAAGGCAGCAAAAGCGGGGGCATGATGGAAACAGCATTGCGCGCCCGTCTCCTCGCTGATGCGGGGGTTTCGGCGCTGGCCGGAACGCGGATTGATTGGGGCGTAAGGCCGCAAGGCACGACTGCGCCCTGTATTGTTCTGACCGTAGTGGCGGACAGCCGTTCGCAGCACATGGCGGGCTTTGACGGCTTCCGTTCCACGCGGGTTCAAATCGACTGCTACGCGCTCAAGAAAGCTCAATCGGTAGCACTGCGCGAAGCCGTAATCACGGCGCTGATTGGCGAGGCCACGCAATCGGGCGTCACCTTCCTGCGCGCCTTTTTGAATACCGTCTTGGATCGGGGCGAACAGACGGAAACCGGCTTTATTCACCGGGAACTAATCGACCTCAACCTTTGGCATGATGGATAGGATTTTCACAAATGACTAGTGCAAGAATTGGCTACGGCGCAGAATTTTGGCTGGACAACGCTGGCGGCGTCCTGACCGAACTGGACGAAGTTCTTTCGGTAACGCCGCCTAACCCGCAGATCGCGGACGTTGAAGCAACGCATATGGCTTCGCCCAATCGCCGCCGCGAATATATCGCTGGGCTGATTGAGGACGGCGAAGGCACGTTTGAATTTAACTATGTCGCTGGCGGCGCAACTGACCTGCTTATCCAGGCCGCGCTGAATGACGGCGTGACTCGTTCGTATAAGATCGTTCTGCCCGATGGCGCGACCGGCTGGGAAATCACCGGGGACTGCATCGTGAAGGGCTGGGAGCGTAACGTTCCGATTGACGACCGCATGACCGCTACGCTGACGGTTCGCTTTACCGGCGCTTCGGTTGAAGCCTAATGGTCGCTCCTATTGATGCCAAGGTAACGTTCGAGGTGGAGGGTGAGCCGATCACTCTCCGCCTCAACTTCCGTTCGATTTCCTTGGCGGAACAGCACGGCATTAACCTGCTTGCCTTTGACGGCGAAGGGTTAACCCCGGCGCGTTCGGCAACGCTGGTAAAATGCCTTGCCGCGCAGGAGCATCCCGACTTTACCGAGGACCACACCTTGGCGATTGTCGCCCGCGCCCCTGCGGCATTGGCGACCGCATTGATTGACCTGTTCACCAGCTACGGCGGCAAGGCTGAACCGGGAAACGTGCAGACGGCGGAGACCCTAGCGACCTAACCATAGATGACTTCTACGTCATGTGGGTGCAGGCCGGGTTTTCGCCTGACGACTTCTGGCAGCAAACGCCCCGCCATTACCAAATGGCGATGCAGGGCGTTCGCAAAAGGCTGGAAAACGAAAGCCAGGATCAAACCCGGCTAGCATGGGAAACGGCGGCATTCGTTGCCGCTGCGCAATCCGGTAAGCTGAAGCCCCTTCGGCACTACCTTTCCCCCAAGAAGAAAGCGCAAGCCCCGCGCGAAATGCTGGCCGCGTTGCTGGCATATCAAAGCGGCGGCGCGCCGATGACTATCCGCAAGATCGAAAGGAAATAGCATGGCAACCGTGTTAGGTTCGTTGCTGGTTTCGCTCGGTCTTGAAAGCGCAGAATTTGACCGGGGGCTTGATAAGGCCCGCCGGGGGATGAAGCGCGCCGGTAAGGATTTTAACACCGAATCTGACCGGATGTATAAGGCCGGTCAAAAGGTCGGCATCGGCCTAAAGACTATTGGCACGGCGGCGGTTGCAGCGGGCTTTGCCGTTCTTGCAAACGCCATGCAAAACGCGGTGCAGGGCAGTCTCGATTTTGCCTCTAGTCTTGGCGAGACGGCGCAGCAGCTTGGCGTAACTACGGACGCGCTGCAAGAATACCGCTACGCCGCAACGCAGGCCGGTCTTTCCCAAGAGGAAATGGACAAGGCCCTTGCCAAGCTAACCCGCACGATTGGCGAGGCGGCTAACGGCAGCAAAAAGCAGGTTGAGGCTTTCAACTCGCTGGGCATCGCGGTTAAAGATGCCAACGGCAATGTCCTGAACGCGGCTGACGCGATCCCCAAGATTGCGGACGCGCTAAAGGGCGTTGAAAACCCGGCGCAACGCGCGGCGATCCTAACTGATATGTTCGGCAAGGCTGGGCAAAAGCTTGAACCGTTGCTTTCCGGCGGTTCGGCGGCGGTCAACGAACTGCGTTCAGCGGCGCACAAGCTGGGCGCGGTTCTTTCTGAAGATCAAATCCAGCGCGCGGACGAAACCGCCGATAAACTGGCCGCGCTCAATACGGTGCTGAAGGCCCGTGTTGCCGGTGTGGTGGCTGATAATGCCGATGCGATCCTTGGGCTGGCGAATGCGTTTGTCTCGCTGATTAATGTCATTGGCCGCGCCGCTGCTGCGCTAAGGCAATTCAACCTTAAGCGGCAGGAAATCCAGGGCGATGTAAACGCCGCTATTTTCGGAATTTCGCCGTTCGCAGGTGACCAGAAGAAAGCCGCTGGTTATCGCCGCAACGCTAATCTGTCGCGCGAAAAGCAGGCAGATGAATTGCTCCGCAGCAAGGGCCTAACCATCGCGGAAATCATGCCCAGCAAGAGCAAGCCGCTGGGCGCTGGTTTTGCCGAAGGATTTGGCGGCGGTGGTGGTGGCGGTCGATCCGGCGGCGGTGGTGGTGGCGGTCGATCCGGTGGCGGTGGTGGTAAGTCGGCGGCTGACATTGCGCGCGAGGCGGCGCAGAATGCGGCCCGGTTCAATGCCGAACTAGGCGATCTTTACGTAAGCCAACTGGACGCGGAAGCCGAATACACCGGCAACATAAAGAACGCGTATGACGCCAAGATTGCGGCGCTAGACGTTGAACTCGCCTCCTTTAAGGAGAGCGCGGCGCTCGATGAAGGCTTGACCGATACGCGGCGGCAAATCCTGATTGATGCTAAGACCGAACTTGTTGACCAGCAAAAAAAGAACGTTGAACAGGAATACGGTCGCGACCTCGCAAACAAGTCTTTCGAGATTACGCGCGGCAGTCTGCAAATCCAGATTGAGGACGCGCAGCTTCGCGCCGAACTGGCTGACAACAGCGCAGATCGGCGGGACGCTGAACTTGCTATTTTGGCCCTGCAAGACCGGCTACGGATTGCCGAACTAGACCGCATTCTTGCGGTAGAGGCTGCGGCTTCGGCAGCATGGCAGAACGCCAAGCTTGAGAAAGAGGCGGTCCAGCGCACGGCAGGCCAGCGGCAAGCGGCAGTCAGTCAAGGCACAATGGGGCCAGGTGAGGCATATGCCCGCGAAATCAATCTATCCGCTGGGGCGCTGAATGACGCGATCGCCGGGATCAAGGTTGACGGGCTGAAGGCGCTAGAGGACGGGCTGGTTGACGCGATTGTCAACTTCAAGTCACTGGCCGATGTTGCCAAGAATGTTGTCGGGCAGGTTCTTTCGGAACTGCTGCGGCTGCAAATTCAGCAAGCGATTATCAAGCCGCTGGCTGGGGCTTTGGGCATTCCGGGCTTTGCCGAGGGCACTAACTTTGCCCCTGGCGGCCTTGCTATCGTCGGGGAGCGCGGGCCGGAACTGGTCAACCTCAAGCGCGGGTCGCAGGTCATTCCCAACCATGAACTAAAGGGCATGGGGCGGCAGCAATCGCATAACCCCACCTTTGTATTCCCCGGAATTACAAACGCCCGTGAGGCCCGCGAAACAGGCGCGCAAGCCGCCCGCCGCTATCGCCGCGAACTTAATCCGATGAGGGATGCGTAATGGCGCACATTAACTCGACCCTTCCCGAACAGATCGAACTAGGCGCGGTTCGCCGTGAACGCTGGGGCACTGAAATCGTCACAACGGACGGCGGGCATGAGGTTAGAAATAACCGCTGGGCAACCCCCCTGCGCACCTATGACGTAAGCTTCCCGCCCGCCGTGCGAACTGATCCGGTCTATCTGGCCGTGATTGAACTTTACGCCGAGGCCGAAGGTAGCTTGCACAGTTTCGACTTTACCGACTGGACCGACGAAACCGGCGGAACGGTGGTCAAGGTTCGCTTTGACACCCCGCTGGAAATTGTCGGGCTGGCAACGCACCTGGACCAAATCGAAAACATGACGCTGGTTGAGGTGCGCCAGTGAGGACGCTTGCCAATGGCATGAAGGGGCATCTTGCCCTTGATGCGCAAAAGCGGTGTATGATGATCCGGCTTGACCTTGCGGACGGCACGGTTCTTGCTGTGACCGATCACGACAACGATATTTCCTTCGACCTTGGGGACGGCGCGGCCACTTATTCGGCAGGCACCGGGATCATGCCCTCAGACCTCGAACTGGCAACGGGGCTGTCCGGTTCTGATATAGAAATCACCGGGCCGATCGGCGATGACGTTTCCCGCATTGGTGTGATCGGCGGTCGTTATACCGATGCGCGGGCGCGGGTCTTTCAAGTTAACTGGAGCGACCTCGCTAACGGGGCTATCGCGCTACTGTCAGGCTTTGTCACGAAAGCCGATGTCTCAGGCGGTCAATTCAGTTTCACCATTTCCAGCGATGCCGCCAAGTATGGGCAGAGCATTGGCC